TAATCGGGGCGGCGAATACCTCAGCCTATGCAGGAGCTGAATCGGCTGGGGTACAATATAGAAAGTATTGGAGCAATTCAGGATTGGAAGGTATCCGAGAAAGTCACATTGAAGCTCATAACGACAGCTATTCAAGGGGCGGGATTGAACCACATGAAAGATTTTCAAACGGATTATTGCATCCTGGCGACCCGGAAGGGCCACCCGAAGAAATAATAAACTGCCGGTGTACATTGATAGTTGAGCCGGTTTAGTATATAGAAATTTTACGTATTGCACAGTAATTTTAAACAATTTACATTTACAACAAAAAAAATGAAGCCGAAAATAAAACATCGGGAAATGCAGTTTAAATCAGTCCTGACAAAAGTAGAGGATATTGATTCAAAAGGCATTGTTCGTTTTTACGCCTCAATCTTCAATACGGAGGATAGGGTTAAAGATATAGTGACCCCGGGCGCATATAAGAAAACAATCACAGAAAACTTTAACGAAATCCAGCACTATAAAAACCACGATTCTACATTGATGCCTGGCGTGCCGTTTGAATTTAAGGAAACCGATACGGGTTTACTTGTATCCTCAAAATTGATTTTAGGAACACAGCTCGGTAGCGAGACTTACGGAGAATACAAGGCGATGGCCGAAGCCGGAAAATCGATGGGGCATTCAATCGGATATGTGCCGGTGAAGGAAGAACAGATCGGAAATGTAAACTACGTTAAAGAGATATTTTTATATGAAGTCAGTACATTGACAAAGAGGGCAGCGCACCCGGACGCCTTGACGATTGACATAAAAGGGATTGATGATTTACTAACCGAAGTAGAATTTTACGACGCTTTATTGAAGTCCGATTTACCAGATTTGGAACTTGAAAAATTGGAAAAAATAAAACAACATATTGAGGCACTCATATTGAGCCGGGTTAAACCCACTCAGGAAAAAGATGAGCCGCTAACTAAGACAGAAATTTTAAAAATTTTAAGAAATGGATAAACAGGAATTAATTGACGCCTTGAGCGAATACAAAAAAACGATTAATGAGCTTCAGACTGAAAAGCAAAAGGCATTTGAGGCGAAGCATGACGAAAAGGTTAAGGCATTGGAATCGAAAATTGCAGATTTGGAAAGCAAATCAGCTGAGGCGCAAAAACAACTTGATGCACAGAACATAGCTTTACAGAAAGCGCAAAAAGTGACAGGCGACAAAGATGAAGTTGTATCACTTGAAAAGGCAATGAGAGAGCTTTTAGAATCGGACGAATTTAAAAAAGCAAAAGCTGACAAATTCGCAAAGAACAACACGTTCACCGTAAAAGCTGACACGAGTAACATCACTGGAACCGTTAACATGACGATGCAGAACCTTACAGTAGGTTTCGCACCCGAAAGGCAGTTAGCTTTTATCCCTGGTCTTTCGACCGGCTTTGTTGGTCAGGATAAAAATCGGGTGTTATGGGTCGAAGGTTCATATACATCAAATGCCGGTTATGTTGGCGAGGGAACTGGACAGGCAACAGCAGATGCAGGTACAGCCGTTGAGAAGTCAAGGGCAATGGCAAAGATCAGCGCGAAGCTCCCGTTGACCGCAGAATTATTGGAAGATGCTGAATATATAGCTTCTGCTTTCAGAATGAAGATGCAGGAAAAAGCATTACTGTTTACTGACGGTGAGGTTTACGATGGTGACGGCAACGACAGTACACAGCCAAATCACATTTACGGGATCAAAGGTCATGCGACCGCATTTGATGCAACAGTAGTTCCGGCAGCCTCAAAGGTTGATCTTGCAAATATTGGAGATCTTGTTGATGCAGTTATCCTTCAGGCAGAGGTAGCAGAGCAAAGGGGATTGAATACGTTGTGGATTAACCCGAAAGATTTTTTCCGGTTCAAAACCGCAAAAGATGCGATGGGTCAATATCTATTCGTTAAAGACGTTAACGGCAATTACACGATTAACGGGCTTCGCGTTGTGAGGACAAGCAGGGTACCCGCAAATCAGATGACCGTTGCAGATTCATCGAAAATTCAACTTTGGTGGAAACGCAATCCCGAAATTAAGTTCTCGCAGATGAACAGCACCGATTTTGTCGATGACAAATATACAGCTGTTATGTTTTTACGCAATCAGGTAGTTGTTGAAGGACCGGACAAAACAGCCGTCATTCATGTATCTGATATTGATGCCGCTATTGCAGCGATTACGAAAGTAGGTGCTTAAATAATTCAAAAATTGACAAAATGAAAAAGTTAATTTTAGTTTTGATATTGGCAGTTGTAACAACAGTTGCAGTTGCACACTGCGATACAGTGGAAACTTTGGGAAGATTGAATCCGTGTTGGTAGTTTTTCATAATTAGGTTGGTTTTAGGGTTTTGATTAGGGGGCGGTTTTTCGCCGCTCCCTTTTTAAAGAGAAAAAGATGAAAAGGATAAAACTAAAAGTTCACCTGATAGGGTCAAAGCCGGGCGACGTTGTAACGGTCGTCGATTCGATAGGTGATTTTCTTATAAGGCGAGGATGGGGAACCCTTTACCTGGAACAGGAACCTGAAATCATGGATAAGGTAATTGAACCAAAACGAAAACGGAAATGATTGTTTCGCGAACAATAACAGGATCGGAGCCGGTAACGCTGAATGAAGCGAAACTATGGTTAAAGGTTGACTTTAATACAGACGATGCTTTGATCACGGAATTGATAAGCGCGGCACGAAAGTTTATTGAGGATTTTACCGGGCGGTCAATCGTCGCAGGAACTGTTACAGTTGAGGAAACTGAAAGTTTGCGCCTTCCATTGCCGACACACGGTCAAGTAACAAATGTCACATTAGATGGAGTTACAACTACTTCATATTACATATCAGGGCAATCAGTTAAAAAAATAACGTTTACGGCTGCCGGGGTTTATAGGGTCACGTATCAGACAGAGGCAAACACGGATCAGGCAATAAAAACAATTATAAAAAAAATCGTTGCACATCATTACGAAAACCGCAATCTTGAAACGCCCCTTCCTTATGACGTTTATAATCACTTAATGCAAATTACTGTATGAAGATCGGGGCAATGAACAAACGAATAACTATAAAGTACGTATCCAGCAAGACACCGGATGGCATGGGTGGTTACACGTTTGTTTATTCGACATTGAAGGAAACATGGTCAAAGGTGCGACCATTAACGAATAGGGAAACGTTAAGTTTGGGGTTGGCTTTAGGAACACGGACTTATGAATTTACTGTTAGGTTTGATGGCACTTTAAATCAGCAGAACAAGATCGAATTAAATGGAAGGCAATTTATAATTCAATCGGTCATAAACACCGATGAGGCAAACAAAGAATACAAAATCATAGCAAGTGAGCGCACAGATTGACATAGTAACTAAAAGTCAAACGGACTTATTTTCAAACATTGATAAAGTACGGGTTGAAATACCAAATGCCTGTTATGCGGGATTGGTAAGGTTTCTATTCCGTGCGAAATCTTTAGCGCAAAACAAACTAAGGGCGGATAAACATATAGTTACAAGCCGGTTGAGAAATTCAATTTTTGTAAAGACAACAGACAAATCGAAGATTAAAGATCAGACAAATTACAGGGATAACGAAGGCAGATCGTTTAATGCAGACTTGCAGACAGTCCGGTTAGATGACAATGAGGCAGCCTTCGGAACAAATGTAGATTATGCTGAAAAAATAGAACGCCTTGATAGTTTCATTTACTGGGGGTTCCGTCATGCAGAAGATAGCGAGTTTCATAAAGAGTACAACAAACAGGTTAATCAAATTAAGTTAAAATGAATTATCCGGTACAAGCATTAATGACAGGTTTACGCAGCGCAATCGTAACAAAGATAAGCGGGAGGACTGTTTCGACCGTACCGGCAAAATCAGATCAGTACCCTTACATTTGGTTATCTCAACCTTATATGATTGAGAATGGTCCGAAAGGTCGATTTATTTATGAGATAGAAGTTTTAATTCAGGTTATTCATCGGGAGCAAACATCGTTGTCAAATTTTCTTTCAGATATGCAGAAAGTACATGAGATAATCAACAACGGTTCTGACATAACAGTTTCGGGTTATACAGTTATCTCGACAGAATTAGTAAACACAAATCAGACAGTAGAGCTTGACGCAATCGGGCGTTTGGATATAGGTTTAATCAGGGCAAAATTTGAACTTAAATAAAAAAATCATGGGTCAAAATGCAACATTTATAAAATTAAAGATCGCAACTAAAGAATTAGTTGGCGAGCTTTCATCGTCAATTAGTTCGTCTGTCGATGTTATCGACGTATCGAGTAAAAAAACCGCAAGGGTCAGGCGTATCCTTCCCGGGCGGGTAGCTGAGAATATTTCGTTTGAATCATTAGCAGACGATACAAGTAGTGACTATGGTTATTCTGATGCGCATGGTGCTATGAAAAATGGTACTCTGGTAGCTTGGACAATCGTAAGGGGAGAAGCGACCTTAAAATCTGGCAATGGTTATATAACAGCTTTAACTTTAGACAATCCCGATAATGACCGGTCAACGATGAGCGGCACAATCGAAGTTGACAACGTAACAACATAAAGTCATGGGTCAAAATGCAACGTTTATAAAGCTGAAGATTGACGATGATTTTCTAATTGGTGAACTTTCATCGTCAATTAGTTCGTCTGTCGATGTTATCGACGTGTCAAGCAAAGCAAGCGGACGAGTTCGGGAAATCCTTCCCGGTCGGGTGTCTGAGAATATTTCGTTTGAATCGCTGGCAGACGACACAAACCTGACAGACTACGGTTATTCGAAGGCATACGCAGCGATGGAAGCAGGAACTAAGATCAAATTTGAGTTAATCAGGGTCGATGAATTGAATGATCAGGTTGACAGTAGTCAGCAAACAACTGGGTCAGGTTATATAACGGCTTTAACTCTTGACAATCCAGACAATGACCGGTCAACCATGAGCGGCACGATTGAAATTGACGATGAGATTGATATTGACACATATACAGTACCTCCGGGAGTTTAACATGATTGGAAGGATAAATATAAAAATACCTTTTAGACGGTCAATTTTTGGTGTTTCATTTTACCGTACCAAAGAAGCTGGGTTTTCGTTCACGAACCAGGCTACTTTAATTTTATCGCAAAATTTAAAGATTGATATAAATGTTCTTCCGAAATGGGTAGATGAAAACAGGGTGTTATATC